ATCCACAACTATGTCTCATGTCCAACCGGGCTTCTACTCCCGACTTTCGATGTTTTCGAGGACTCCATCTTCAAGTAGGTGCTAAGCACTAAACTACAAGGTCGAGTTTACTCTACTTCATCCATCGTCGGTTCGAGCCTGCCGGTCTTTCAAATTTACATCAATGCGACCCTGCTAAAGGTCCCATCGGTGTGAGTTCAAGATCCAACGCCCCGTAACGAACATCCTACCCCTCCCCCCTCTTGCAGCGTTTCTCTACAGAGAATCCAGAGAATCCCAACTTACTCCTCCTCCTTGGAGCAAGTTGTCGATACTCCGCAGATTCATGTTGGCTTCCAGGGACCACGTCGCGACTGCATTCCGCAGCTCTGACATCGTCCTGACCCGCAAGTCATCATGAAATAAGTGGTCGTACACTCCAGATGCCTTATCTGTGTACTCCCACGACTCGACATGTTGCACAGGAAGCACCGTGCATACATCCTTTTGATCCAATAGTTTCTCCAACCTCATGGGTTCAGGGAGCGTTCCCTTTCTTACGACCTTATTCCAAAGTCGTTCGTTTGCATGAACAGCTTCCCAGAACTTCCGTCCTGGATTCTCATCATATAGGTCGTCAATGCTAATTGACCCTCTGAAGAGTAAATCTACCACCTTCGCAGAATACAATTGATCGTATTCGCGTTGGTAGGACATGAGTTGTTGGTACTTTTGTGATCCCTGTAGTTCTCGCATCGGCCTTTCCGGCAAGCTTGAAACTACAAGTGAGTGGCATTTCCAGGAGACACTTGCAGGGATCTTCTCAACTAGACCGCACTGTCCGTCTAGGAGAATTTGTAATCCCGCCCGCAAGTCCTTTTCTGTGGGTCCGGCGGCCCCCTCCCTCATGCGAACAGAACCATCCAGGCTATGTTCAACATTGAGAGGTAGGCCCAACCCTCCAAGCCATTCCGGCATGTACCACGGTATACGGAATCGCGAAAGTTCTTTCCAATGCATGTGTATGAACGTTTTCCACGTTCGTTCCCAAAGTCGTCGAGGCGATTTCTGGAACAATGTGCGTGCGATTGCACCTGGTGTGAACTCCAGGCCTTCGAGATCACGATCTCGACCCCCGTTGGCTCCCGACAAGCCGGACCTCTTGGTCATTGTCAGTAGCCCCGAGTTAACACAACTACACTCGCTCCATGGGTTGTCGCGCAGTACTGAGGATCCATCCTCCCTCCGCCACAATTCGGGTGTCGGTCTGTCTGGTCTGTACAAATAGCACGTCGAGTTTATGTTAATAAACCGACTGCTTCGGTACACCTTACCAACCGATGCCTCTAACCCACAGAACGCAGTGATAGTCTCCCAGGCTTGATAGCCTGTAGGACCCAGTTGCAATCCCGCGTCATCTCCATTAATCATCATATGTGCACCCCGCAGGTCCAGGACTTGACCTGTGTCAATCTCAACCGCCCATCTGCATAGAGCGGCGTTTGCGAGACAAAGCACCGGGAAGGAAACGATCGAACCCATTAGCTGGCCGTGTTTCTGCGGCCGCAGGTTCCCATCGACATCTTCTATCAGGTGCCCGGTAAGTGCACGATGAAACAGCTCACGTTGTGAGTCACTCAGACCGGTTTCATCACAAACCGCATCCACCACAAAGGTAGACAACCAAGGCATGAAGTTGTTCGTGGCATCCGCATAATCTACGGACGTCCAGAGTGACTCATGTCTCAACTTGCTACCCAACTGTGTCCAAACATCCCTAGCATTCTGGGGACGTCCCGTAAAGCAGAAAGTTCCCGACGGGTGCTCATACAATGTGCGCCATAGGAACTTCTGTAACGGTTTCAGGACTGTCATTAGGACAGGTGGACCCGCCGTGATCACCCGGGTCTTGAGTGCCTCAGGAAGAGGTACTGCTTTCGTAGCTGGTACCTC